ACTGCCATTGCTGGTGAGTCTTCTACTGGGAAGACTTTCTTTAGTCTCGCTGTGGTTAAGAATTTTTTGGATAGTAATCCTGACGGTTACTGTTTGTACTTTGACACTGAAGCAGCAGTTAACAAGTCTCTTCTTACAAGTCGTGGCATTGACTTAACCAGACTGGTTGTTATTAACGTTGTTACAATTGAACAGTTTAGACAGAAAGCACTGCAGGCAGTAGATATATATTCAAAAAAACCTGAAGACGAACGCAAGCCATGTATGTTTGTGCTAGACTCTTTAGGTATGCTTTCTACAGAGAAGGAGATCACCGATGCACTTAACGATAAGCAAGTTAGGGACATGACCAAATCCCAACTTGTCAAAGGAGCATTCCGTATGCTTACACTTAAACTTGGTCAAGCAAAAATTCCACTAATCGTTACCAATCATACCTATGATGTCATCGGATCATACGTTCCCACCAAAGAAATGGGCGGAGGCAGCGGTCTCAAATATGCAGCGTCTACGATCATTTATCTCAGCAAAAAGAAAGAAAAGGATGGAACAGAAGTCATTGGAAATCTTATTAAAGCTAAAACAGCAAAGTCGCGTTTGAGCAAAGAAAACAAGGATGTTACGGTGCGTCTTTATTACGATGAGCGTGGTCTTGATCGATATTATGGTCTTCTTGAACTCGGTGAGATTGGCGGACTTTGGAAGAACGTTGCCGGACGTTATGAAATAGATGGCAAGAAAGTTTATGCTAAAGCAATCTACAAAGACCCAGAAACATACTTTACTCCAGAGGTGATGGAGAAACTTGATGCAATTGCAAGAGAGGAGTTTAGTTACGGTTCATGACCTTCAAAGGTAAAAAATATATTATGTTAAACTATTGTCTCTGAAATCATGGATAAAATTGAGATTTTAATTTTAAGAAATCTTTTATATAATGAAGAATATCTTCGTAAAGTAATTCCTTTTATTAAACCGGATTACTTTGAGGATGTAAATCAAAAAATTGTATTTGAGGAGGTACTTAACTTCGTCAATGAATATAATCAACCAGCAACAAAAGAAGTTCTTTGTATTGAGGTAGAGAAACGTCACGATATTACTGACACTTCTTTTACTGAAGTAACTAAACTAATTAGTTATCTGGAGGATGTCCCTACAGATTATAGTTGGTTACTTGATACTACTGAAAAATGGTGCCGTGATCGTGCTATCTATTTGGCATTGATGGAATCCATTGCACTTGCTGATGGGAAGGATAAGGAAAAGGATCGTGATGCTATTCCCAGTATCCTCTCAGATGCATTAGCAGTCTCTTTTGATTCTCATGTTGGGCATGATTATCTACTTGACTATGAGGAAAGATATGAATCTTATCATCGTAAAGAAGATAAGATTGAATTTGACCTTGAGTATTTTAATAAGATTACTAAAGGTGGTCTACCAAATAAGACACTTAATATTGCTCTTGCTGGTACAGGTGTAGGTAAGTCCTTATTCATGTGTCATATGGCTTCTTCTTCTCTTCTTGCCGGTAAGAACGTATTGTATATTACTATGGAGATGGCAGAAGAAAAGATTGCAGAAAGAATTGATGCAAATCTTCTTAATATTAACATCCAGGAGATAACTGATCTACCTAAACAAATGTTTGAAAGTAAAGTGACAAAACTTGCAGACAAGACTCAAGGCACTCTTATAATTAAAGAATATCCAACTGCAAGCGCACATAGTGGACACTTTACATCACTTCTTAATGAACTTGCACTTAAGAAATCATTTAGACCTGATATTATTTTCATTGATTACCTTAATATATGTGCTTCCTCTAGGTATCGCGGAAACAGCAATGTCAATTCATATTCATATATTAAAGCAATTGCTGAAGAACTTAGAGGATTGGCTGTTGAAGCAAACGTCCCTATCGTTTCTGCCACGCAGACCACTCGTTCTGGTTATGGTAGCTCTGATGTTGAGCTTACTGACACTTCTGAGTCCTTTGGTCTCCCTGCTACTGCTGATCTTATGTTTGCCCTTATTTCAACTGAAGAACTCGAATCCTTGGGACAGATACTTGTAAAGCAATTGAAGAATAGGTATAATGATGGAAATGTAAACAAGAGATTTGTTGTTGGTATTGACCGTGCCAAGATGCGACTCTATGATTGTGAGCAGACAGCACAGGATGATATTCTTGACAGCGGTAAAGAAGAGGAGTATAATAATGATGAACACAAACCAAAAAAATTATTTGAGGGATTCAAGTTTTGAACGGATACTACTCTGTATTTGATCCAACTGGTAAAAAGATTGCTGATTGTGGTTCCATTAAAGATGCCGTTAATCTTATTGGAACAAGAGGTGATGGACACTATTACCAATTCAAACCAATCTATGAAACCATTGAGGTCAAACTTTTAGAAAGACCCAAACTTCCAACTAAAGATATCGTTGTCAATATGGACGGCGGTGTTGGTGGTAGTTGGAAACAGATGGATTATATTGAAGTAGAAGAACAAAAACTTCCTATTCAACAACTCCCCAAAGATTGCCAAGAACCATTTATCCCTGATTTTCATGACTAAAGTTGATACTGAAAAATACCTTGAATTTGTTAAAGGAGTAACAAGTGATGCAAGTCTTGATTGGCCTGTTCTTGCAGCACGCCTAAGTGAACTTGAAGTCACTGATGATTGTAATGTTACTCAACTTCTAACTGCTGCTCTTGGACTATCTGCAGAAGCAGGTGAGTTCACTGAAGTGGTAAAGAAAATCTTCTTACAAGGTAAACCTTATAATGAAGAAAATGTCTTCCATATGAAACGTGAACTGGGAGATATCTGTTGGTATCTGGCACAGGCATGTATGGCACTTGACACTACCTTTGATGAAGTGATTGAAATGAATGTAGAGAAACTAAAAGCACGTTATCCTGGTGGGGAATTTGACGTGTATAAATCTGAAAACCGTGTGGAGGGAGACCTATGAGTTGCGACATTAATATCAACCTATCAGCAAATATTCATACTGCAGCAATTGTAAGAGAATCACTTTATCGTTATACTAAAGAAGATAGTTACGAGTTTCCATCACAAAGAGTATCTGCTATCCGTGAGTTCATTGAACAATTGGACGAACAGATTGCAGCAAACCTTCCTGATGACAACGATAATTAATTATGTTGCAGCATTTTGGTCTGTAGTAGTGATGAATTGTATTCAACCAGTCAACTGGAAAGCATGTGCTCCAGTTCATGAATGGTTATTACCTGAACTGGAGTATGCATGGAAACTTAAGACTGGTGAGATAGTTCCATATCAAATAGAGAAAGATTATCTAAAGGAGTTATAACTCCATAAATATTTAAAAAAGATAATGGCAGAACTGTCAAAAGCAGACCTTGGCAAAAGGGGTAATGAAGAAACATTAGTAAAAAAGTTTCTTCACATGGGTGGATTGATGGATACCTTCTTGCATAAAGATGGACAATTCAAACCATATGCTATTGTGGTAGTGATGGATGATGAAGAGCATCCCTTTGAGAGTGATGAGAAAGATAGATATGATGAACTTCTTGCAAGAATGAGAACTATACTTGGAAGAACTAATAATAAAGATAAAATTTTATTTACTGGTAAATTTGTAAATACTAATCAAATCAAAACTGTTCCTATCACTGAAATGGTGAAGACGGAAGAATTTGGTGGACAAACTGGGGGGAAAAAAATAAATCTTGGTATCAAATTTGAGAATGATTTCTATGAAAGTTTAAGATGCGAACTTGCATGTGAATGTAAAAGAACTTCTTATGAAAGAGAAGCAAAAAGTTTAGTGGAGCAGATTGGTAAAGATGTTGGTGTTGGGTTTTCTGATGTAGAAGCAGTCGGCGGTAAAAATCAGCCAAGACCTTTAGTGGGTGGTGGAGGAGGACTATATGTTACTGCAGGTGGAACAAAAACAAAAGAAATTGGAAGCACTGTAACTGACATTACTACTTTTTGGGGACCAAAAAAAGAAGAGAAATATCTTTCATTGAAGTATGGAAATACTTTAACTTTTATTAACTCTGGTGTTGGAAGAATATTTACCGTAGACGATTATAAAAAATATTTTGAAGGATATAGTAATCCAATAGGAAAAGAGATCTTTAGGATGTTTGGAATTGATCCAATCTCTTATGCTAAAACATTTAATGAGTATCCTCACAAGACAAAAATGCCTACAGTTGATGTGACGAGTAAGTGTGATAAAGCAGCCATTCAAGATTTACTTCAATATGCCATTGGTTATGGATATTGGATGGTTCATGGTGGAACATCTGGTGGAGTAAAGATGTATGAAATGGATCAAGCATATATGAAGAAAGCATCTACGATAAGTGGATCAGTCAAATTAATGTATGGTGGATCTCAAGGAAAGGGAAAAAGACTTGATATTCATATGGAAAGTTCTGTTTATAAGTTTATGTTTAATCTCAGGAATAAACAATCTGGACTTTATCCATCACATATAATGTGTGACTATAAAAAGAAATGATAAATAATGTATAAAGAATATCAATATCGATGAAAAGTTTCTTTCAATTTTTTAGTGAGGCACAATCGCAAGCATCAATGCAAGCGAGTAAGCTAAATCTCAAGAGTGATGGACATGGTGGGTGGTTGGATTCTCGTGGCAAATTTGTTGCGACTACTGAAGATGGTAAGTTAAAGTTTGTAGATAAGAAGAAAGCAAAAGGTTCAGAAGAAACAAAGGGACAACCTAGAGCACAAGCAAAACCAGAAGAGAAAGAAAAGAAAGCAAAGGCACCTGAAGATACTAAGAAGAAATCATCCGGTGAAAGTGAAGAGGGTGATACTTCAGAAGAATCGACAGAGACATTGACTGTTGTATTTGGTCGGTTTAATCCACCAACAGTTGGTCACGGAAAACTTTTAGCAGCTGCAAAGAAAGCATCAGAAGGTGAAGATCTAAAGATTTACCCATCAAGGTCACAGGATGCTAAGAAAAATCCACTTGACCCTGATATGAAAGTTTCATTTATGAAGAAAATGTTCCCTGATTATTCGGAACAGATTATTAATGATGATGAGATGAAGTCAATATTTAATGTATTAGTTGCAGCAGATGAAGCAGGATATCGTAATGTTAATATTATTGTAGGGTCTGATCGTCAGGCAGAGTTTGAAAACTTAGCAACAAAGTATAATGGAGAACTCTATAACTTTGAGAACATTCGTGTTATCTCTGCTGGTGTAAGAGATTCTGATGCAGAAGGTGTTGAGGGAATGTCTGCATCCAAGATGAGAAAGGCAGTTGTTGATAATGATTTTAATGCATTCCGTAAGGGAACACCAAAAGAACTTGATGATGGTGATACGACATCATTGTTTGATGCAGTCCGTACTGGAATGAAGATTAAGGCAAAGAAAAAAGAAGAAGTTGCTGAACTCTGGCAAATTGCACCTAAGTGTGATCCAAAAGGACTGAGAGAGCAATATGTAAATAATTTAATTTATCGTATTGGTGATATCGTAGAGAATTTAAATACTGGATTGGTTGGTGAAATTATTCGTAGAGGAACTAATCATCTTATTTGTGTGACCGAAGAAGACTATATGTTCAAGTCCTGGATTAGAGATGTGATGGAATACACTGAGAAAAAAATGGATCGCCGTATGAGAGTTCCAGGAAAACCAAACACTCTTGTAGGAACGACGGGATACTTAAAAAATACAATGGCAGCAACTGGAACTACTAGTATTAAGAATTTCATAAATAAATATAAGAAAAAGACAAAGTAGAAACATGTCTAATGGTATTGGTAAGAATCCTTTGAATGATATTTCAAAGATTTACTTAGAGTCTGTTGCTAAAAAGAAAGACGATTCATATCTTGAACCTGATATGAATAAACGTCAGAAAAATAATGAGAAGGCACGTAAGGAACTTGCCAAGGGCCCTCAAATGAAGAACCCTCATTTTGAATCACTCGATCCTGTCGGCAAGGAAGATGGTGATATTGATAATGATGGGGATAAGGATAAGTCTGATAAGTATCTTATGAATCGCCGTAAGGCAATTGGTAAAGCACTTGCTTCTACAAAAAAAGTAAAGAAGGAAGAAACAGAAGTAGATGAGTATATTGAAACTGTTGCTAAAGTAAAAGAGTTGGAAAGAAAGAATGATGTTCAACGCTGGGTGCGTAAGGAGAATTTCTCTAATTGGAGAACTGATTTAATTGAAGTTATTGATGAAGTTGATGCTGATAAACCTATCAAAGAAAAGAAAGTAAGAAATAAAATCACAATCAATCCAAAACTTGGTGAAGCAGTTGAAGAGATTGGTGGTGAAATTCTTGAAATAATTGAGGTTGATGAAGCAGTCTATGGTGGTTCTGAGGCAGCAGAAAAGTCAAAGAAACTTGCTGCTGCTAAGAAAGGTCTTGTACCTGGAAAAGGAGTTCAAGGTAAGTATGACCAGCATGGTAGAGAGTATGATACTAAGACTGGTAAATTGAAAGAAGCTTGCTGGAGTTCCCACAAGCAAGTTGGAATGAAGAAGAAAGGTGGTAAAATGGTTCCCAACTGCGTTCCCAAGAACGAAGAAGTTGAATCAGTTGATGAAGCGATGTCTTCATACGATAGGAATCGTAAGAGAGCAGCACAAAGAGCAGCAGACAGAAACGCAGCAAGAGCAGCAGGTAAAACTGGTGCAGTTCCTGGTGTAGGTTATGTAACTGCCAGAAAGGAGAAAGAAACCTATACTGACGAGAAAGGAACTGTCCGTCATAAGTCTGGTGCTAAGAATGAAGAAGTAGAATCAGTTGGTGAAGCAGTTTATGGAGGCACTCCTGAAAAGAAAAAAGACAGTCGCATGACTGTTACTGCTGCTGATAAGAAGGCAAACACTCCTGCATATCAAAAGATGAAAGCAGGTGATAAGCGTTACAAGGCTGCTGATCACATGGGTGAAGATGTTGAAGTTGATGAGGCAATGATGGCAGGTCCCCGTAAGGATGCCATGAAGAAAAAAGAATATGGTGCTAAGAGTGGAAGTGATCGTGCTACTGCTTTTAACATTGGCACTCGTCGTGATGTTTCTGTTAGTGATCCAAAAATTAAGAGTCGTGGTGGTCGCACTGATAAGAAAACTGGTGAAGGTGATAGAGGCATGGGCAATGCTGCCAAGCGTCGTATGAAAGAAGATGCATCAATGTCTGATCAAGAAGTTATGCTTCAAAAGAAAAAAGCAAGACTTGATAGAATGATCGCAATGAAGAGGCAGCAAGATCTGGGAAAGACAAAAAAGTCTGAGGAACCCGGCAAAGCAATGGGTGAAGAGGCCGAGTGTGATCATAGTATGAAAGGTAAAGAGTGTCCTATTCATGGGAAAAAGGATTGTTCTTCTATGAAAGAAGCAACCGAAGATTCTCTAAAAGATCGTCGCATGGAGCGTGGTGGTGTTGATGGCAACAACCGTTACAAGAGTGCGACTAAAAATGTTGCTATGGGTGGTGGAAAGAAGAAACCCTATGATGGTATGTCGGCACTTGAGAAAGTAAAGGCAAGCATCCGTGCCAAGCATGGTCAGGGTGCTATCAAAGAAGATGCCAAGATGGCTAAGCAGTCAGATGAAAAACTGGCAGCACTGCATAAGAAAGTAAGTGGTAGTGATCAGAGTCTTCCTTCTAATCAATTTATGATGAAGAGAGTGACGAAGGAGATGAATCGCAGAAAGAAGGGGTAAGTGGGTTTCTAACAAGGATTGATATATAGTATTAGTAACTGAGATTTACCATGCTTACATTTTTACTTCCCTTGGCGTCAAAAATTATTACCGATGCCATCAACAAAATTCCAGAGAATGAAGAACTTGGTGAGAAGATGGTTGAGATCTGTCTTGTTATTCTTGCTAAAGCAGTTAAGCTGACCAAGACTGACATGGATGATCAATTACTTGAAGTTGTGACTAAAGCAATTAAAAATCGCGAGGAGTGATTTATTGGAGACTACTCCATTTTTATAAATATCTTATAGCAAATTAATTTATCGGAAGACAGACATGGCACTTTGGGGAAATAGTGATAACCTAAATTCTGTTGGCATTGTAACTGTCAACTACAGCACTTTGGAAGTTATTGGTTCGGGAACAACTTTTGGCGCAGGGTCAGCAGGTGCAGCACATACGGAAGTATTGGTTGGTGATGTAATCAGATTTGGTTCTAATGCCTCTGGCGGAACATATTTTGGTGACGCAGTAGTTGTTGGTATTGCAAGTACAACTTCTTTGACCATTGGTTCGACTGCCGGATTGAATGGTAGTGCAATTGCAGATGTTCAATTTACAGTTTCGGAACTTCCAAAATCAAGCACTTGGGATAATTCCTATAGTGAATTGGAAGCTTCTGACGCATCAGATATTACAATCGCAACTGTTGGGGCATCCACTAACGTTGCTGTTGGATCAAGTCTTATCTCTCTTGATATTCGTGCAGGAGCAGTTCCTGATATTAGCGATCTTCTTCAGGTTGGAGATAAAATTAAAATTGGAGCTAATGCTGGAATTGCTGTCCTTGGAGTTGGAACGGGTCAGTTCCTTGCAGGTCACGTAAGTGCTGTTGGAGTCTTTACCGCATACTTTGCGGCTCACAGTGGAATGGTCCCACAACTTATCAACAGTGGTGGCGGTGGAAGTCTAATTGAAACTAATGGTAATGAACTTACTATTGCTGGTATTGGTTCAACGGGAGTTACTGTAACGTCTGGACTTACCTCAGCAATTATTGTTGGTTCTGGTGCTCAAAGTCGAATTAAAATTAAAGGTGATTTGCTTGTAAGTCTCGGTTCTACAATTCAAACTGGTCTTACAACTGACACATCACTTGTAATTCAAAGAAGACAAGGTGGAAATGACAAGTATGTTTATGGTGTTGCAGGACCTGGAATGTCAACTGCGACCAGATTTGAAACTGGTGTAGGTTGGGTTGGTGTTCAGACTTATGTTGACAGTTCAGGAGAACTGAGAACTAAGAAAGAAATTCTTGTTGCAATGTCTGGTATTACTACTGGCAATGTACCTGCTTATCCACCTGCATAATTGATTTATGATCTTCCATGAATTGAATGAGGATAATTTCCTTTTATTCGCAATTAAAAATTATAATAATCCTCAAGCTGTTACAAGAGAAGATTTTAACCGAGACATTAACCATTTTAAGTATATAAAAAGATTACTTAAAAGATATAAAAATACCGGTCAATTAAAAACACATCTTCTCTTGAATCATTTTATTATTTTATATAATATTTTTGGGGAAGCAACAACTCCTATGTTGTTCTTTAAAATAGAAGAAGATCTTTGGTCTACAATGAAAACTTTTATAATGTTTTTGAATAAGTTTCCGGAATATCCAAAAACTCATATTCATGATATTACAGTTGATATGTATTGTCTAAAAGAACTTTATAAAATCTACGATGCAAAAGAAGAATCTTGAAAAACTAATTAATTTGATTCGTCTTCGTGAGGATTCTGCTCCAACTAATAATGTTGGTAGTGGTAATATTGCAGGAACTGTAGAAGCAGGGGATGATCCTCCAGTAAGATTAAAGAAAAAGAAAAAATATATCTATATGAAAGGGGTTAGAAAAACTTGGAAACAAGATACTAATGGATAGTGTGAAAGTTGCTATTTTAGAAGAAAGACTTGGGAATTTTGAGACACTAGTCTCAAGGTTAGATTCTGCTATTGAAAAAATTGCTGAGGTAAATAATAATGTAAGTAGGATGCTTGCAGTTCATGAGCAAAGAATTTCGAAGCAAGAACAAATTGACGAAATATTGTTTGATAAAATCGACAAACTCCGTGATAAAATGGACAGCGATCATGACATCGTTACTAAACGACTATCGTTATTGGAACGGAAACTTTGGATTGGCATCGGAGCACTGGGAGCAATATTAATCATAACTAATCCACAATCAATAAAGACACTCAGACCCTTGTTATCTTTGTCAAATGATGCTATAATCCAACCAGTGGCAACTTTAGTAAATGGATCACGTTGATTCAAAATTCATTGGTTTAGTATCGTCACGTCTGCAAAAATTTAAAAGAGTAAAATCGGATTTATATACTTTTCGATGTCCCATCTGTGGAGACTCGAAAAAGAATAGAAATAAAACAAGAGGTTATATTTACTCTGTAAAAGCAAATACTAATTTTAAGTGTCACAATTGTGGTGCTTCAATGTCTTTTTATAATTTTTTAAAAACAGTAGACACCGTAATACATAAACAATATTCTTTAGAGAAATTTAAAGAAGGACATACAGGTAGGAACTTTGTTGTTAAAGAACCTATTTTTCAATTTGAAGCACCAAAGTTTAAATCAAAAATTAAACTTCCTAAAGCAATTGATAATCCCAGATCTAATGGATACTTATCTGCTAGAATGGTTGATGGTAATAAATTTTATTATGCAGAAAACTTTAAAAAGTTTGTAAATGAGATGAAATATACTTTTGATGATACAAAGTATGATGAAGATAGAATTATTATTCCGCTATATTATAATAAAAATTTAATTGGATTCCAAGGAAGATCTATAGATCCTAGTCCTGTTAAATATATTACTGTGATGCTTGATGATGATGCCCCAAAAATCTATGGACTCGATGAAATTGACAAATCAAAACCAGTTTATGTTACAGAAGGACCATTTGACAGCACCTTCATTCGCAACTCGATTGCTATGTGTGGAGCTGATGCTAATGTTAGTCGTTGGAGGATTGACAATCCTATTTGGATCTATGATAACGAACCAAGAAATACTGAAATCGTCAGACGAATTGGTAAAACTATCGATAGTGGAGACTCCATAGTAATATGGCCATCTGATATCGATGATAAAGATGTAAATGATATGGTTATGTCTGGACTTGACGTTCAGTCTGTGGTAGAATCAAATACATACTCTGGATTAGAAGCAAAACTTAAATTCACAACTTGGAAGAAAATATGACTAACGGCACCAAAGTACAAAAAAGAGATGGAAGAATTGAGTCTCTTGATCTAGATAAAATGCATCTTATGGTTGAAGAGGCATGTGATGGACTTGCTGGAGTTTCTGCAAGCCAAGTTGAAATGAAGTCTGGAATTCAATTCTATGATGGAATTACTACAGGAGAAATTCAAGAAATTCTTATTCGTTCTGCTAGTGATCTAATTGATTTGGACCATCCAAATTACCAGTTCGTTGCTGCAAGACTATTATTATTTTCATTGCGTAAAAGTTTGTATGGAAAGATGAGGGATATGCCTCACTTGGAAGATCATATCTACGGATGTACAAATAATAATGTTTATGATAAGGAAGTTTTTAATAAGTATTCTAAAGAAGAAATTGATAAAGTAAATGGATTTATTGATCATGGTCGTGATTTCTTATTTACATATGCTGGTCTAAGACAAGTTGTGGATAAATACCTAGTGCAAGATAGAAGCACTGGAGGAGTTTATGAAACTCCACAGTTCATGTATATTATGATTGCACTAACCATTTTCCAAGAGTATTCAAAGGAAACTAGACTTGATTATGTCAGACGATACTACGAAGCAATCTCAAAGCACAAACTCAACATCCCAACGCCAATCATGGCAGGCGTCAGGACACCCTTGCGTCAGTTTGCGAGTTGTGTTCTCGTTGATGTTGATGACACCCTCGATTCTATCTTTAGCAGTGACATGGCTATTGGTAAATATGTTGCACAACGCGCAGGAATCGGCATCAACGCAGGTAGAATCCGTGGCATCAATGCTAAAATCAGAGGTGGAGAGGTACAGCACACAGGCGTGGTCCCCTTCCTTAAAAAGTTTGAATCAACTGTACGATGTTGCACTCAAAACGGCATCAGAGGTGGTTCTGCTACAGTTCACTTTCCTATCTGGCACCAAGAAATAGAAGATATTATTGTTCTCAAGAATAATAAAGGCACAGAAGACAATCGGGTACGCAAACTTGACTACTCAATCCAAATTTCAAAACTTTTCTACGAACGTTTCATTCAGAATGGAGAGATTAGCCTCTTCTCACCGCATGACGTACCAGGTCTCTATGATGCTTTTGGTACTGATTCATTTGACGATCTCTATGTACGTTATGAATCAGATGAGTTTACTCCAAAGAAGACTATCGGAGCACAGGAACTAATCCTTAATATTTTGAAGGAGAGAGCAGAGACTGGTCGTTTGTATATTATGAACATCGATCATTGTAATAGTCATTCTTCCTTCAAAGATAAAATCAATATGAGTAATCTTTGTCAAGAGATTACTTTACCAACAGATCCTATCAATCATATCGATGATGAGTTTGGTGAGATTGCTCTTTGCATTCTATCTGCTGTTAATGTTGGCAAGATTAAATCTGATAATGAATTGGAAGATCTTTGTGATCTTTCTGTCCGTGGACTTGAAGAATTGATTGATTATCAAGAGTATCCTGTAGCAGCAGCAGAACGCGCTACAAAGGCACGTAGATCGCTTGGAGTAGGATTTATTGGTCTAGCACATTACCTTGCCAAACTGGGTTATAAGTACGACTCACAGAAGGCATGGGATGCTGTTCATGGACTATCCGAATCCTTCCAATATTATCTTTTGAAGTCTTCTAATCAGATTGCAAAAGAGAAAGGTTGGTGTGAAAACTTTGGAAGAACAAAATATTCTGATGGTATTCTTCCAATTGATACATATAAAACAGATGTAGATGAAATTACCTCACAGGAGTTAGCACATGATTGGGAGGGTCTTAGGGCATCTATCAATGAGTTTGGACTCAGACACAGCACATTGTCCGCACAGATGCCTTCAGAGAGCAGTTCCGTTGTGTCAAATGCAACCAATGGAATCGAACCACCTAGAGGATACTTGTCCGTTAAAAAATCAAAGAAAGGACCTCTTAAGCAGATTGTTCCACAATACAACACTCTGAAAAATAACTATACTCTTCTGTGGGATATGTTGAGTAATAATGGATATATTAATATTGTTTCTGTCATGCAGAAATTCTTCGATCAAGCTATTAGTGGTAACTGGTCATACAATCCAGAACACTTTGATGATAATGAAGTACCTGTTTCTGTGATGGCAAATGACCTATTAACTACATATAAGTATGGTTGGAAAACCAGTTACTATCAAAATACAAATGACCTAAAGTCTGACGAAATTGAGGATGAAAAACCGAATCTAAATAATCTACTAAACGAATTAGAACAATCCGAGGAGGGAGAGTGTGAATCCTGTGCAGTTTAAAGTTTCTTCTGTAGAAGATATGAGTACGAAAGTTAAAGGGATGACAGTATTTAATACTGAACAAGTGGATACAAAAAAACAACCAATGTTTTTTGGCAAACCTCTTGGGGTTCAAAGATATGACTCTTATAAGTATCCTATCTTTGATAAACTAACCACACAGCAACTTGGTTATTTTTGGAGACCTGAAGAAGTTTCTCTCCAGAAAGATCGTGGAGACTATCAACTACTTCGTCCAGAACAAAAACATATCTATACTTCTAATCTAAAGTATCAGATTATGCTTGACTCTATTCAGGGTCGTGGTCCTGGTATGGCATTTATTCCATATTGTTCTCTACCTGAATTAGAAGCATGTATGGAAGTGTGGGGATTTATGGAGATGATCCATAGCCGTTCCTACACATACATCATCAAGAACATCTATGCAGACCCCTCAGAAGTATTTGATAAGATTGTTACTGATCCACGTATTCTAGAGCGTGCTAGCAGCGTCACAGGGGCATATGATGACTTTATTCGTAGTGCTCATCAATATGATAATTCTAATGATTGGCAACATGCATTGGAGCAAGTGCCACAGGCATTAGAAGGAAAATATGAACTCAAGCGTAAACTTTATAGAGCAATTGCCAACGTCAATATTCTTGAGGGTATTAGGTTCTATGTCTCCTTTGCTTGTAGTTTTGCCTTTGGTGAGCTCAAACTTATGGAAGGAAGTGCAAAAATCATCTCATTAATTGCTAGAGATGAGAACCAACACCTTGCTATCACTCAGAACATCCTGAACAAGTGGAAGAAGGGTGATGACCCTGAGATGAAACAGATTATGAAAGAAGAAGAAGAGTGGACGTATAAGATGTTCGACAATGCTGTAAATGAAGAGAAGCGTTGGGCAGACTATCTGTTCCAAGATGGTAGTATGATCGGACTCAACGATAAACTTCTTCAGCAGTATGTCGAATGGATTGCAAACCGTCGTTTGAAAGGCATCGGTTTAAAACCTGTCTATGATATTGCAGCAAATGCTAATCCTCTTCCCTGGACACAGCATTGGATTTCCTCTAAGGGTCTTCAGGTGGCACCACAGGAG